CAGAAGCTCAAAAAGATTTACATTGGGAAAAAAGCGTTGACTTTTCTACTTTAGTTCGCAGGATGGTTCAACATGACATTAAAGAAATTAACGCCTCATAAAAAAAGACAAGCAATAATTGCTAAACTGGTCGATATTCCAAAAGATCAAAAAAGATTCTTTTGGGCAAGAGAAATGAAGCTTCTCAAAGACCTAGAATCTAGATATTCTTTAGATTTCTTAGAAATTGTTACTTTTCCTAAAAAATATGATAGCCTTGCGTATATAGTTTCTAAAGAGCTAAAAGAGACTATGGATAAAAAATGGCGCAATTTTAACTTTAAAGTTGACTTATCTAAGTATGATAGATATCCTTTAGGAGAAAAAAGTGGAAAAGATTATGTCCACACAGATAATAAACCAAAAAGTACAAAAGATTTATTTAAATGAGTGATAAAGACGCAGAATTACTAGAAAAGTTCTTAAAAGATAAAAAAGGACAGCATTATAACTTTGAAGAGTCAATTGACTATAAAGCATCAAGTGGATCTCTTCAGTTAGACCTAACCTTAAATGGCGGTCTTGGGCCAGGATTGCATAGATTTGTAGGTATGAATGAAGGCGGTAAGACCTCTGCAGCCTTAGAAGTTATGAAAAATATGCTTCTAACTCAAAAAGACGCAAAAGGGTTCTATATTAAGGCTGAAGGACGCTTATCTAATGAAATGGTTGCTCGTTCTGGTGTAAAGTTTGTATATGATGCAAAAGAGTGGGTTGCAGGCACTTGTTTTGTATTTGAGAGTAATATTTATGAGGTGGTTGTTGATGCAATCAAGACTTTGGTTGAACAAAACGAAGATAAATACAAGTATTGTTTTATACTAGACTCTGTGGATGGACTAATATCACAACAAGATATTGATAAATCTTTTTATGATTCTAATAAAGTGGCTGGTGGCGCAGTAATCGCAGCTAACTTTATGAAAAGAATGTCTATATCTCTCGCAAAAAGGGGTCATATGGCTATTTTTATTAGTCAAGTAAGGGCAGACATCAAATTAGACCCATACACAAAAGCTCCAATACGTCAGACATCAGCAACAGGTGGCAA